AAATATTATAAATAAAAATAAATATATATTTTGCGATCCAAACAATATTGAAAAATTAGAAAAAACTATAGATGATGCTGTTAAAAATGAAGATATAAGACAAACTTATCTNAAAGGAGATCTTTTTACAAAAGATGCTGGAATTCACATTAAAAAGTTTTATGATGATTTAAAAAATAATATTAAACANCAATTAGACGAAAAGAATATATCATATGTGTTAAGAAACTAACGAGATAATTTCTTAAGATCTTTNGAAGATTTCTTTAAAAATTTGNTGATATCTTTTGAAGATTTCATTAATTTTTTAGGGCTTTTGCTAAGACTGGAAACNGGATTGTAAATATCACNTTTGATATCTTTTTCAACATTTNCAATATTTTCTATTACATAACTNAAAGAATTTGTTAATACTGGAATTATAATCATAGTAAGGATAGTAACAAAGAATAATACTAATTCAATGAATGTACCCATCATAATAATTTCACGACTTATATCTTCAGAACATTTGCATTTTTCATTAATTAAATATCTTACATATGTGAATGTAGTATATATATAATAGATAAATATCATATAAAATACAAGAATTAATAATGAATATACCATAGCTATTACAGATCCCATCATTTTACCTACAACTTCAATAGATACAAAAGCAGTAAATAGTAAAAATACTAATGATATAATACTATAGGTCTTAATGAAAACTCTATCGGGATTATTAGAACAATCGCATCCTATTTCTTCTAATTTGTTAGTATATAAATAAATTATAGTAATTAAAACAAATATTAATAAATTAATAATTAAACTGCCAATATATCTCATATTGATTTCCGACATTATCTGTTTATCTATCTATAAGAAATATAATAATTTATTATTTTTTATCTATTATATTATATATTAAAAATTTGGAAGAATTCTCTAAAATTGACAAATCTATATTTTTAATTTTATCAATAATATTATTATTTTTATAATGTGATATAATTATAATTATATCTTCTAATAATATATCTATTACATGGCGATATTTTTTTGTTGAAAAATAAATATAATCTATTAAATAATTGTAAATATTATTTAATAGAGTATCTATTTTATTTTTGTCAATAATTAATAATATTAATAAATTAATTATAGAATTATTTGTTTTTTTCCATTTAACATAATCGCAATATAAATTATAAATTACATCATCTTCATTACCAATCATAAGATCATTTTCTAAAATATATGAATGCGGTATCCAATCCTTGTTTTCATTAAAATTATTCCAATAAATATCTATATTTTTACTAACAATGTCTTTGTTTAAAAAATTAAAAATATTTAAATAAATGTCTATATTTTTACTATCATTTTTAATAATAAAATTATATAATATTGTGAAAAATTCATCATCATCATTATTTTGTTTTATAAGATTTTTTATTTTAAAATATATATCGTCTTTTTTAATATCTGTTAATTTATTTAAAAAACTTATAAATTCTCTTTTATTTTTAGATTTATCACTAAAATCTGTTATTACAATATGAATTTTATTTTTAGAAATTATTTCTTTATCATATTTTTTCTTTTTATCCCATATTAATTTTGAATTATAAATAGTATTAAAACACGGTAGTATATGTAATTCTTTTGCTTTATTTAAATATACATTAGGAATACTATTTGATTTTATATTTTTCAATTTATTTAAAAATATTGTATTAGGTATAATAATATTAGCGCTCATAATGTATAATAAGATATATCACAATATCTTATATACTAAAAAAATGATATAAAATATATATATTATATATATAATATTCATATCAACGTAAATGAATAATCATATTAAATTATTAAATCAGCTATGTGATATTTACGAAGATAGATTAATTTATCGCACAATTATAGTGACTGATAATATTAATGATAGTATTAATTTATATAATATATTAGAAAACGCAGACTATTCTGTTCTTATTGTTAATAAATTAGACAATAATATTAATTATAACGAAGTTGATAAAAGAATTGTATTAATTACCAGAAATAAATTTAAAAATTTTATTAAATATTTAAATAATACATTTGGTATTGCTAATTCTTATAATCTTGTATTATTTTCATATAATATTGATACTAAATATACATATAAATTAAATAATTATTATAAAGATTTAACAAAAAATATAACAAATATATACTAGTTATATCACTAACACCAATAAATGTTCTGTGTTATATATTTTTTATTGATAATTTCAATATATTCGTACCATTCTTTAATAATTTTTCTATAAAAATCATATTGTTTATATTCTATTGAAGATTCATATATAGAACAATCTATATAATTTTTATTTTTAGATAAATTTTTTTCATAAAAATATTGATAAACTTCTAATACATTGCGTTTATATTTATTCATAAATGATTTTAAATTAACACTACCATTAATTATTTTATCAACAGATGATATATTTTCAGTTTTGACAATATTTTTTATATATCTTATTACATCAAAAATAGTAAATAGGGTTTTTTCATTATATATTGTTGGTGTAAATATTTTCTTAAGTTCTTCATCTGTAATATTCTTATAATCTTTGATATGTTTGTTATCTTTTATAAGAAAATCAAAAAAATATATTGAATAATATATATATTTATGATTATAATTTATAAAATCCATATATACTTAAATATAATAAAACCTCTATATATTATAGAGTAATGAAAAAAGGCAGTTACGGTAAATCTAAAAGTTTTTCTCGTTCAAAAACAAAATCAAGTGATATGATGATGTATATTTTATTGGGTGTACTAATATTATCATCGTTAGCATTTGTATTTATGTCACAACGTTATAATATGTCTTTTGAACCATTTACAAATGCTAAAACAAAAAGAATAGAATATTATTATAAAGACGGGTGTCCTCATTGTGACAATTTCAAACCAACATGGGATAAAGTATCTACAAATACCGAATTATTAGAATATGTAGATTTTATTTCATATGATATAAAAAATGATGGAGGAAAAAGTGCTAAATATGGTATTAATTCTATTCCTGAAGTAATTGTTGTAGAAATGAGTTCAGGAGATAAAAAGGCTGTATTTGAATCAAATACACGATCAGAAGAAGATTTAATAGCTTTTGTAAAAGCAAATAAATAAATAAATTATTTTTTAGATATATAAGATAAATAATATATATATTTAGTAAATGGGAGCAGGGTTATTACAATTAGTTTTATCAAGCCAGCAAGACCAATATATTACACAAAATCCTCAAATTAGTTTTTTTAAATATAGTTATAAAAAACATACGCGTTTTTCTAACGAGAGTATATCATTAACATTTGAAGGAGAGCATCTTCTAAATAAAGGTGGAACTACAACACATAAATGTAGAATAGGCAGATATGGTGATCTTTTAAGTAATTTATATTTTTGTTTTAAATTACCAGCAATATATTCTACAAATGAGTATAAATTTAGATGGGTAGAAAATATTGGTAATGTAATTATAAAAAAAGCTGATATTATAATGAATTCAGTCACTATAGATTCTTTAACAGGAGAATGGATGACAATATGGAATGAATTATCATTAAAAGACGATAATTCAACATACAATAAAATTATAGGTAATACACCTGATTTAATAAATCCATCTTTACCACAGCCTCGTATTAGTGTAACAAATAATCGTTTTAATTATATTTATTATCCTGTTGCTGATATTACAAAAAACGATAGCCCTTCTATACCAGAAAAATTAATATATACTCCACTTAATTTTTGGTTTACAAGAAATCCTTCTTTAGCTTTACCGTTGCTTAAATTACAATTTTCTGAAATTGAAATAGTAATTGAATTAGTAGATACTGAATCATTATACCAAGTTTATTCTTCTATATTAGAAATGTATGTTAGCCCAGTATATTATAGCTCTATTCATAATGATAATACAATGGCTTTAGCAAATTTTTGTAAATCAACANATGGAGATTCTGTGCAAATGTCGTTGAATATTGAGGCAAATTATATATTTTTAGATACAACAGAAAGGAATGCTATATTAATGTTATCAGAAATAGATTATGTAGCTGAAAAAATATATAGAGATTATACTGATTGTAAACAAGCAAATAATACGATAACATTAACTAACAATCTTCAAACAAAAGAGATAGTATGGGTTATAAAAAGAGATGATTATNATAAATTCAATTATCATAATAATTATACTGCTGATTATATATATAATGAAAATGCTAAAATATTAAAAAGTGCTTCAATGCGGTGGGCTGATACTATTGAACGCATTGAAGAAAAAAGTGAGGAATTTTATGGTTATGTTCAACCTTATCAACATCATTCAAAAATACCAAGAGCGGGTATTTATTGTTATTCTTTTGCACTTTTTCCAGAAAAAATACAACCTACTGGATCGTATAATGCGTCTGCTGTAAAAACATCATTAAATGTTAATATAAATAGAAATTATAATAATGATTTTTTAAATAATAAATTAAGATTAAATAATGTTCCTCTTTTATCTAATACAATTGATTATATAATTATTGTATATTCAATTACTATTAACATATTTCATATAGAAAATGGTATAGGTTATATGATAAATGCGATATAATTTATAATATTTTTATTATATAAATTATAAATAGAATATATGATGGATTTAATGATATTAATAGTCGTATTATTAGGAGCCTTTTTATTATATTATTTAATAGAAACAATTAGATCATTACATCAAGAAATAAAAGAAATAAAAACAAAATGTGTAAATACAGATTCTAAAGACAATAAAGATATTGAATTTAAAACAAGCACTGTAGATCCCATGGTTGGTATGAATAAATCATTAATAAACAATATGAATTATTTAAAAAACTATTTTGATATAAATAAATAAACATTATATAATATACTATTTGTTTATATGCCGCGAAAAGCTAAAAATCCAATAGAAAAAACAGAGAAGAAATCTAAAAAAAATTTAATGAATACTATGGTAAAAGATATATCAATGGAAAATGATGATATAATTTTACAATTACCATTAACAGATAATGATATTAATAAGATAAATAATGAAGATATAAATATATGTTCTAAAAACAGTGATAATATATCTGATAATATTGAACCAGATTTAGAACCCACAGCATATGACCCTATGTGTTATTTTATAAATGATAATTTAGAAGTTGAAGAAGATAATTTATGTAATATAGATTCTGAAGAACAACTTGAATTAAACCAATACAGTGTTAATATTAATTCAACTAATAATTGTTATTGGTGTTGCCATAGTATTAAAGACCATATATTTGGTATGCCTACAAAATATAATAGTATAAATGATACATATATGACATTTGGATCATTTTGTAGTCTTCAATGTGCCAATGCTTATAATTTTTCAGTACATTCGGGAACAGATAAGGTATGGGAAATTAATAGTTTTATACAGATGTTAGGAAAAAACTATGGTTATAAAGAACATATTAGACCCGCACCTTCCAGATATTTATTAAAATTATTTAATGGTAATATGAGTATAGAAGAATTTAGAAATTGTCATATTAAATATGATAAAGCATATTTACTTAATATACAACCTATGATTTCTTTATCAACAAGTCATGAAATTGTTAATACATCATATCTTAAAAACGTAATTGAAAATATTAATTATACCAAACAAAAACAGACAAATAATATACCTGTAAAAAAGAAGGTATCTAAAAATACAATAGATACAAAATTAAATTTAATTATTACTTAATAAATTTAAAAAATGATATAAAGATTACAATTAAATAATTAATTGTGTACTTCATAATGGAAACAAATAAGATTTATTTTACTCCTTATAGAATATCTACCATTACATGTAATGCTGATATTGGAAATGATATAAATCTTAATTTAAATATATTGTTTAACCATTTAGATGTAACTGAAGATACTAAAATTATATGGGCTCAATTTTTAAAAGATGATAATGATATGTCAAAAGGATTATATCCTAAAAAAAAGAGAAAATCTAAGAAAGATTCTACGAAGAAAAATAGATTTGATAATCAAGTAACAATTATATATAAATTTAATGACGTATATATGCCTAATATTAAAATTTTTAAGAATGGTAATATTCAATTAACAGGTATTAAAGATACTAAAGATACTGTTACTATTGTAAATGAAATTATTGATAATATAAAAAAAATCTATAATATAGATAGTTCTATTATAAAAGATGATGAAAATGATGTAAAAAGAGATAAAGATTATATTATTAATAGTTTAAAATATCAAAATTTTAAAATTAGAATGATTAATAGTGATTTTAAGATTTATTCTAATGAAGAATTAACAGAAAAATTTGAATTAAAAAGAAAAGACGTTCATAGGATTTTAATTTCAGATAAATATAATAATAAAAGTAGTTTTCAACCAGGTATTTATCAAGGTGTAAAGCTTCAATATTTTTGGAATAAATTTTCAGATAAAAAAGATGGAATATGTAGATGCCCAGTACATTGTTATGGTAAAAATAATGGACAGAGTATTGGAGGATGTAAAAAGGTAACAGGTGCTTTATTTGAGAGCGGGAGTGTTTTAATTACTGGTGGTATTAGTTTGGAACAAGTAGACGAGACATATAATTATATTTGTAATGTATTAAATGAAAATATATCAGAAATTAGAAGAACTAAATTTAATTTAAAATTTTAATTTGCTTATATAAAAAAGAATTTTATTTTTATTTATTAAATGGGAAAAAACATTTATTTTAAAGATCATCCTGATTTTACTCCTAATATGACTCCTATTGAAATGTTTAGTATTGGTATAATGGGTGGTTCATATTTTAGAGAAATACATTCTCCAATATCAGGTAAAATTTTTAAGAATCGTTTTAAAAAATATGCTTTTCTTAAAAATATTCCTAAAGAAAAATATAAAGGTGTTGAATATAATAAAGAAATTAATAAATATAAGGTTAAAGTTGGTACATCTTATAAATTTTGGTGCGAACATGGGTGGATAAAAGAGGATATTGATCCTTATGGATGGATAGAATGGTATATTAATTTTTATTATGGAAGAAGAACAGATGACGATTTAAGACAAATTAGAAGATGGAAAAATATTGCAGGAGAAAGAGGTAGATTTAAATTACAATTACAAAGAATGATAAATGAAAATAGAAAAGGGTTAGCTATTAAAGATATAAGTCCTAAATTAAGACAGATATTATTACACTGGGGCTATGATAGTAGCAGGATGCGTAAAATTGTATAGACATCTTTTATATTTATTTTCCTCTATGATAATATCTTGCATTTTTGATAAATTATTTTTGCTATTTAATGAAAGATCGTCTTTGGTTATGTTTTCTAAAATTGTATTTTTTATACACATTCTATATGATATCATAATCATCTCTTTTTTATGTAATTCATATATACAATTTTTACAACAATCCATATAATCTAATGTTGTGTTATGTTC